AGAGCATCGAGAGCAGCGCGAGCATCGCGAGCATCGAGAGCAGCGCGAGCAGCGAGAGCATCGCGAGCATCGCGAGCAGCGAGAGCATCGCTGGCGATAATGTTCAGAACACCGGAAACCTCCGCGAAACTCGTAACCGCCGCCGCTCTCTTCGCAGCTTTTTTGATTTTCCCGCCAGCCTCTTCACAGCCAGGTATCGCAATCAAAGCCGTGCCCAGGTCTTTGAGGGACGGAGCTAAAACGCGCGGCAAGAACGCCGTCCAAACATATTCCACCCAGGGGCGCACCGCGATCTCATCGCTGCCAAGCTGAGCAACCAGCAACCGCTTCAGTCCCACCGCCCGCACTGCGTTGTCGGACCAGTCCCAATCGTTCAATCGGATAACGCAGTCCCGAATCAGCGGATGGACGCATTCCGGATTGTCGCCGTGCGGCAAATCGAGCACATAGCAAACCGCCGCCTCGCCGCAAAACCTTCCAGGTTCTCGCTTCCCAAGCCCTGACGTAAGCCCGAGCGCAATCACCTCTAACAAACGCGGTATCAACTTTGGTGTCATTCTCATTTTGTTTGCCTCCTGATTTAACCCCTCACGATCGAAACATTCCCGCGCCGGCGCATCGCCTGCGCTTTGAGATATTGCATCCCCGCCGCGTAGTGCTCTTTCACGCCAGCGGAGTAGAGCCCGCTCTTGTTGATAAAAGTCGTGATGTCCGCTCCGGCGCTCACAACCTCAGAAGATTGCTTGTACCAATTCGAGAGCATCCCCAGCCCAAACGCCGATGAGAACGAAATCACCGGAGGCATATCGTCATCGGCAACGGTGAATGCTTCCAGGCCGGTAGCCGGAACCTCGTACGCCGTGAAATGCGCGATGCGACACTGTTGCCCCGCGGCGGGAATCACCCCTACAAATCGAATAGCCGGCGTCCCGTCGTCACCAAACATCGTGTCAAGTTGCCAGTCATCCGGGTTCAGCCAATAAGGATCCCCGAACTGAATGATCGGATACTCGATGCGCATCAGATGAATAAAGCTCTCGCTGAAACCCGTGATGCTCGAGGTAGCGATTCGGCCGTTCGCGCCGATCGCAACCGTCTGCGTGACTCGACGCGGACGAAGTTGCGAGAAAAGCCCCAGCCCCCGTTTCAGCGCGAGCAAATAGGTATCGGGAGCCGACGCAGGATCGCCAAGCTTCTTGGCCGTGTCCTGAACCGTCGTCCCTATTTCACCGATTGCTTCGTCACGAGTCATTTCAACAATCCGCTCAAGTCAATCTCGGTTGCCGCACGCCGGACATGGTTTTGTCCTTGGTCTATCAAGCCCGGCGCGCGGCCCCCGATTGGTGTTTACTCAGGTGCCCCAGCCGCAAGCACCTGATCGATCTGCGAGCCGATCCCGTCACCAATGCCCGGAATCTTGTCGCCATCTTTTCGAGCTTTGCGAACTTGCGCGTAAGTGTGAATCCCCGCTTCCTGAAGCGCCGCGAAGCCAGGAAACTCCTCTGGCAACTTCCCACTCAGGGGCTTAGCCGGCTTGCCCTCCGTCTCTTCATCGTCGAGGCGCTCGTGAACCTTAGGATCGAAATCCTCTTCGTTGATCGTGACCGGATCCTCGAAGCCCTTGTGCTTAACTCTAATCGTCTTAGCCATCTCAAAACCCTCCTATCTTTTTCGAAGGAGCCAGGACGCCGAGCCTCGACGCCCTTGGCCGGAACATCCGAGAGCGAAACCAACCGTTCTCGAACGGCGACTAACCCGCTAGGCGCGCGGCGAGCTCGGGCCTGATCAGCGCAGTGCCGTAGAGGACCGAATACTCGAAGATCGTCAGGTGGAACCCGCGCCGGACTTCCATCGCCAGCGAAATGCCGGTTTGCGGATCGGTACTTTGCATGATGATATTGCCTCCTGAAAACGCCATCGATGCGACCGGCCTGGTCGCGAACGCAAACGCATTCTGGTTGTAACCCAGATTGACGACGTGTGAAGCCTTCACGGTGACCGCTTCGCTGCCAACCAGGGCAACCTTCTTGGCCGGAGAAATGTTGACCGTAACGTCGGTGGCTGCCGCCGCCTGGGTGGCATCGGCCGTCACGACATAGGTCTGCGGATCACCCGCGAACAGGATGATGTCGCCTTTCTTCAGCGCGATCGCGCCGGTCGAAGCCGCGGTCGTGCACACGATCGCCGTCAACCCCACGGCTTGTCCGGTGGCAGCCTTGGCGATCAGCCCGGTCGTGATCGTGCCGGCCGTGTGGGTAGGAATCTGCTGATCGTAATACCAGTCAAAGCCGTACTTCCTCCCCAACCGGCCTTCGATCTTGACCGCTGGATCACCCGTCTGCTCGAAGTTCGCCAGCGCCGGCAAATTCAACGCGTTGGCTTCGGCATCGGGATCCAGAACGATTCGACGATCCTGGGGAGGCGCCACCTGCTTGTTCAGGACCTTTCTCAGATTGGTGGCATCGGTCGGCGGGTTTGCGAAGCTTCCCGAGCCGATCGCAAACGGCGTCGTCCCCGCGGTTCCAATGTAACCGTAGACACTCTTGTAATTCTGATAACCGGACGCGTTGATCAGATTTGCAAGCTGGCGAATCGCTTCGCTCGCCTGCATTGGGAGGAAATTCGCTTTTGCATCGATCTCGCCGAGCTGCTTATCGGTAAGATTGAAATCCGATTTTTGCCATTGATCGAGGTTAAGCGGAACCGTCAGAATCGTCTGATCCTGCGGCGCCGGCGGAACAGGCCCCGGCACAACCGCGCCCGTGGACTGCGTGCTCGGAATCGGAACGTTGATCGTCGCTCCCGGCTGGGCAACCTCGGTGCCCCAATCGGTGTTAACGGTTCGTGGAAACACGCATTGCTCGCGAAGGGCCAGCAAGCCCCGCGCTAGAATCTTCCCTGCAATTGTAGTGAAATCATTTGCCATCTTGAGATTCTCCCAGCAACGAAAGCCACAAACCGCGAACCGCCTATTGCGTCACTACTGCTGAGCCGTCGGCGATCGCCGCGAGATTGCCATCAATCGCCGCTTGATCGCTCATCGAAACTTTACGGACCGCGCCGCCAGCGGCGCCCCCGCCGGAGTTTCCGCCGGGAGCCCCGCTCCCGCCGGCGCCGGTCGCCTCGAACATCGGTCCAAAGATCTCTTGCTTCTTGAAGCTCTCAATCAAGCCGCCCATCGTTACCGCCGCGCCTTTTTCGTCGAGCATCGGAGTGGCGCCGTCTTCCGCGAAAATCTGGATCCTTCCATCCACCACTTTCGCCCGCGGCGCCCGGCCGCTCGTGCTGTCGCCCAGAACAAAGGGCATCAGGATAACGTCGGCGCCTGGCCGGCCCTTCGACGCGGCGATTGCAGAGACCGCCTCGGAGCGGACGAGCTGAAGATTCGCCCGCTGCTCGGCCGCAAGCCGCGCCGCCGTCTCATCCGCCATCTTTTTTTCCAGGGCGGCCACGCGATCGGTCTCCGTTCTCTCTTTCTCCGGCAAACCGGCGACTGTTTTGAGAGCCTCGCGCGCTTTCTCGGGATCGATGCCCGCAAACTTCTGCTCAAGGGCGGTCTTTTCCGCGAGAATAGTGTCGCGATTCTTAGTGAGCCCGGTTACATCGACGGGATCGGCGATTTCAAACTCATCCTTGAGCACAAACGCGCCGTCCCTCGCTTCGTAGAGCCCGCGATAGGCTTCTGCCACATCGTCGAGCTTTGCGATTTTGAGTTTTAGTTTCATCTTCTGACTCCTGTCTTCGGATGCGCGCGACTTCTGCCGCGCTTTTAGTTCACAGTGAACGACACTCCTTGCGCCGCTCCGATATTCGAATCAAGCCGAGCTATCGAATTAAGCACAAACTTATGAATCCGATTGACCTCATCGACATCACTCACACCTATAAACACCATTGCGAAATCGTGCCCGAGTGCGAGCCAGTGAACATAGAACGCCCCATCGTCGTCCTCCACAAACGTGACCTGCACGTCACCCGTTCTCGATTGATCAGTAATCCTCATGCCACGGCCCCCAGATCGGGAATCGGGTTCGGATCGCCCGGCGCCGGAGGCGCATTCACCGTTTCGCGAACCGTCGCCGGATGCAGCCCCTGTTTGAATTCCGCCAACAAGAGCTTCTTTTCTTTCTCCGGATCAAAGTCGGCCGGCAACAGCGAGCCCAGCTCGAGCATCGACCACATCGTCTCAAGCGAAAGTCCGCCATCCTTGACCAGCATCGCCATGCCGCCCAGCATCTGGCCGTCGAGCCGCATTCGAGTGTATTCGCGGCTGAACTTCACGCTTCCACCACTATCGAGCTGCTGATACTCGGCCATGAATTCAAGCGCTCGCTCGACTCCGTCCTGCAGCGTCCTGGTCATCCCCGCCAGCTCGCTCGTTTCTGATTCCCATCCAAGCGTGTCCTTGGTCGCAGTCGAAGCCACGGTCGGGGCCTGCTCCAATAACAGCGAGAGCCCAAGCGTCGCGGCATTGCCCCGCGTGGTTTTTATTTCGTCCTGGGCCTTTCCGATCGCGTGTCCCTGATGTTCGACAAATTTCAAGTCCCCGCCAGGGCCGACCACATAAATGGAATTAGGCGAGACCTCACGCTCAGGCTTTTTACCCGGCTCTTCCGTCAGCTTGCCGCCAGTCGTGAGCTGTTCCATCGCGTCGCCGCTACTGCCAAGAACCTCACACAGAATCGGCACATTGCTCACGTGCAGGATATGATCAAGATCGCTTTGTAATCGATAATGCCGGAGATTTTCCCAGGCGAGATCCAACAAGACGGGTTGAGACGCCCAGAACCCATCGGGCCTCATCGAAATGAGAACGAGCGGGATCTCATCGACGCTCATCGTGTCCCCATCCAGAAGCTGCGGCTTTCCGGTGGCTTCGACTCCCCAGAGCTCCCAGCCGCCGCGATACAGCACCCGGTACTGAGTAACGGATTCCGAACCATATTTCCCTTTTCGCTTGTCGACTTTTTCCTTCAGGGTCACCTGCGCAAGCCTGACGGCGCCGCCCACCTGTTCGGAAATCGCGTTTATGATTTGCCCCTTACGTATCAACGACAAGTAAGGACGGATCCCGGCCACGCGCTCATCGGCAAGCGTCGCATCCGGCTTTTCTTTCGTGATCGACTTTGGCATGTCGATCAGGATTGCCGCGTGACCCTCAAAAGAGCATTGGAAGAGCTCCTTGGTAAAGACATCCAGATGAGTCCCCATCAGATCGACGTTCTCGAGCTGAGTCTTGATCTGCGAAGGAACGTCGCTCTGAATAATCGGGCTCTTTCGAAAGGCCATGCCGACAAGTCCGGTAATCGTTCGGCGATAAGCATTCCAAAAGGTGGATCGCCTCAATCGAATCGCATATGCTATGTAAGATTCCTGCTTTTCCTTTGGAAGGTATCGATCGCCGCCGCGCTTGATCGCCTTCATACCCTCGAACAG